GCTTTGCAGCCGTTGCGCTCAGCATACTTGCAAAAGGGTAACTCAACATCATCCTTCTCTTTTATCTCAGATGCTTTGGTTTTGGTTTTACTGGCGCGGGATAGGAATTCAGAGGTAGACATAGGGATAGGAATTCAGAGGTAAACATAGGGGTATGGGTAACCCTAGCCAGCAATTAAACCGGCTAGGGTTAGCACTATTACTCGTCTTCGCTTTCTTCGTCAGCGTCGGTTACTACAACGTCCTTGCATGACTCGGCGAACTTGCGAATGTTAGTCACCATTGCGGTTGCGGCTTCCATGATTTCATCAGCAAGCGTATCAATGGCATCTGGGTCACTGGTTTTAAACGTGCTGTTTACTTTAGCACTAAGCTCACGGACTTCACTCTTGCTTTCACGTGCATCTTTACGGGCTTGAGCGCGGTTGGTACGTTGTTCTTTACGCTCTTCTTTAGTAGAATCAAGCTCTTCACGTAGTGTACGTTGCTCTTCAAGCAAAGCTTTTTTCTGCGCTTGGATTTCTTTCATTTTGGATTGTTTAGCGGACATAATAAATCACCTTTGGTTTGTTGGTTATCCCGGTTGTTACGGTAGCTTCACTATAATGTTACATCGGGTAAGGGTAAAGGATCTTTTCTTATTATTTGAAACCAATTTGCTTCAGCATATCTTTAGCTTCATTTATGTACCAGTTAAAATCAATGTCTTCTGGCATGGTATCTGGTAGTTTCATCAACGGTACAGCTCCGTCAGATCTTGGTACTTTGTTCCCGCTAGTGCTGTAAAATAAAGCATCTAATTCATCAGCCCCATAATACCATCTAACCGCCTTACCAATATAGCGTTCACCCTTTACAGCTCCACCGTTGACCGTTCTAATGCTTACAAACTGGCGGATGTCGGCACATGCCCGGATAGTTTCTTCAACCGCCTTACCGTCCGTTAAAAACGCCTTAACAGCGGTAGCACATATTTCGTTTGTCGGGTTACTACGCAATTGGTAAAAATGGCTACCTTGATCAGCGTAAGCTCCTTTACCTTTTGTTTCACCTTCCTTCACGGCTATGTAGTTATTAACGTCCCGGCTGTTTAGGCTAATATAGTCGTTTGGCTCCAGGTCGTACCCGGTATTTAATTCCCACTCCAGCACAAGGTCTTCTACAAGCCCTTCTAGCGCCCTTGGTATTTTGGTTACTATGCCGTCCGTGTTGGCGCTTATAACCCTAATACCGGCTAGCTCAAGGCTCTCAGCCAGCATCAACAGACTAAGTTGCCCGGTAATAGTTACCTGCATCATAAGGTCTGGTGCGTACAAGCATGACCACTTGCTCCCTAGTTTGCCGAACGAACCATTAATTGTGATTTTAAGGCTTTCGTTTATTGCGTTCCAATATTCGTAAGCTTTGGTATCACCTCTCTTTTTGGCTTGTTTGGCTTTCTTTTTGGCTTCCAATCTCCTTTCTACGATAGCCCTGTAAATACGTAAGAACGGATCACCTAAGTGACGAGGGGTTAGTTTGTTATTAAGTATGATAAACGGGTAATAACTGGCTACGTCGTAGTCCCTGATTATATAGTTTTCATCAGATACATGACGGGCTTTCTTTTCATTGCTATGTATACCGCCTATACCGACAGTGTACTTAGTATCGCCCATATCAAATTTAAACTTGGTTTTCTTTTCAGGGAAGTTACCCTTATTCTTACCTGATTTTAAACGGTCGCTTTCTTCCATTTTAAAGTTAAACCCCATATAACCACTAGGGTCAACCGTAAAAGGTAATGAGGTATACTGGTTAAGAACCTCGTTTAAAGTATCTGTTTGAAACGCTATGTTTTCAGGCGGCCTATACCTAAACCGGGTTCCGGGGTTTATCTTTGGTCGGGTAGCCCTTATATCGTAACGCTCATCCAACTCACGCTTAATAACCGATTCGGCTATTTGTGCATCAGACTTAGAACGTAAGTCAATTTCATACTCCTTACTCATTAGGGCGCGTAGGTTAATTTCTGGTTCAATGGTTTTAAATAGTTCCTCAGTATCTACTAAGTCCAAACCGCAATAATAACGGATATCAGGTAACTGGTGTTCCTGTATTTCCTCCCAATGGTTAATCGGCATATCCATCATTTCTTTGATGTGCATACGACCAGCATAAATCTTAAGAGAAGCCTTTAGTGGAGCAACTTGTATTAAGTCAATATGATCTATTTGTAAAGCAGCAAACCCGACCTGTTTCCTTACTTGCCAAGGTTGAAGCCCTTCATCTATAATCATTTGGCTAACTTTATAAATAGAGCTGTTACTTAACCCTGCTATAGCGGCCTCAATAATTAAAGTGTCATACTTGATACCGTTGAATGTTATTACAGTATAGCTATTTAGAAGGTGTAGGATATTCTTTACATTTAATTCTGAATCGTTAAACTTTTCAAAGTAAAGAACATCCCCTGTGGATACCTTTCTAAACATGACCAATAGATAATTAGTAAGGCATTCGATATCTAATGTAACAAGTTTTTTATGATCCATACTTGCCTCTTATCTAACGCCTTTATTACCAGTGACTGTTTCCTGGCTGTTGTATTGCCCTTTAACAGCATAGCTCTGATCGCTTGGTACAGGCTCACAAGCAAAGAAAACCATTTGTCCTATCTTCATACCGGGTTTGATAAGAAGACTATGGTGCTGAGTAACATTGGTCAGCTCCAGGGTTAGCTTACTATTATTCCAACCGGGGTCGCACCAACCAGCCATTAGATGCTGAAGCCCTGAACGAGCCAAGGAGGACTTCAACTTATACTCCGCTGCTACCCAATTAGGAAGGTTAAAAGTTTCCGCTGAGCTTGCCAGAATAAACTCACCGGGGAACAATAAATAACCCTGCTCAGGTATTGTAAACTCCTTCATATTAAGTGATTCTTTTTCTTTCAGGTCAACTACAGAACCGCTCATATCAATATCTTCAACCAATATGGTATCGCCGATAGTTATATCAATGCTAGACCCGCTAATGTTAGCCGGGTCAGCGTCTATTACGTTGGCACCTACTAAAGCACACAAACCGCTATATGAAATCAATGACATGGTTTACCCCTTGAAATAAGTTGGATCTTGATTGGTGTAGCCGCTACCCGGCTCGGCGAATGTAATATCGTCAATCAACTCTGCTATTTGATCATTAGCTCGGTCATAGGAACCACCTATTATAAGGCGGATAATACTTGCTTCCTTCGTTTCTAATTGGTTAGTGAAAAGTAAAGTTCTATCCCTGATTAGTTTTTCAAATGTTAGACCTAACAACGGGAACTCCCACCATTTGTTTCTAGGCATATAGATACTTCTACTTTCAGCCTTTGTCAGATAATGAGTGGCCTTAAGCAAGTCCTCAATACCATTTTTATCTTGATGCCTTGATACATATTTGGTCGCGCAAGCTAACAAATAGGGCATACGAGTATCGCATACCCAATCCCAGTGTTGATATTTTTTGCGGTAATGGCTTCCGCCTATTTGCATATCGTTTACGTCCATTATAGCTCCTCCATTTCACGGGTGAATGCTTCTAGCATCTCTTCTGCTTTGGCGGTTTGTTGTTCGTCACCCCAATAATTAAGCGCCTTAACCAGTACCTCGCGCCATTTACGGAAGGGACGTTTGGCGTTAACCTTACCTTCCCTTACTTGTTGTATACAATACCACATCCCGCTTAGAGTATCCGCCAGCTTTAGGAAGTAGGTTTCTTCCGGGTGCAAGTCAAAGTGAACCCCGTTCTGTTCTTCCCATTGGCGTTCAAGTTTGTCCAAAACGCTTTTCAGTTCTGGGCTTGCTTGTTTAATAGGGAATGGAATATCCCCTGTATAATACTCAGCCGCGTCATGGGTTAATGCCGCCAGCAATAACTCCTTGGAACATTCCGGGTAAATGTATTGCAGTATCAAAGCAACTTCCCATTCATGTTCGCTGTTTTTCTGTTTGTCCATACCGATACTGTTATGGAACCGAACAACATCACCACTTTGCAATACCTTACGAATATTCATTATTTAGATCCTTTGTTAGCACGAGTTTCTAACCATGTTCCGCAAGCCATACGCCAGTCATCAGCAACTAATAGCTTCAAGTGTTTACTGGCTTCAATTGGTCCTTCTGATTTATGTACCAAGTAAACCAACAACATCGGTAGAACTAAGTCTTCGAAGTAAGCTGATCGCCAGTCACTACATTGATTAACCTCAACCAAACCAAAATCATCATACAGTTTGAAAAACTGCTTTAAATCCTGGTTGAAAAAACGCATACCAGCATGGGACATTGTAACCAAACGCTCACAATATTCATACGGGTTAAAGTTACCTTGGAACCCGGTATTGGTACGGTTATAAACATCCCCAGCGGCTCCCTCAGTGTATACATGGAAGCTATTACTAACCTGACTATATGTACCCATGTTAACGCCTAAGCTGGCGGCAACATATTCCTGGATCATACTAAACTGCACCACGTTAGCACCATAGGCTCCCCATATCATATCGTTAGAACGGTTGTAAACCGTCATGTCTAGGCGTTGCTTACGCATACGGAATACTATAGACATATTACAAGCCTTGTCCATAGTATTCTTGTTAAGGTCTGCTGAGTCCCATATCTGGCATACTGCCTGACGGCTGTTAGGGTCGTTGGTTAGGATATCAATAACCCGTTGTAGCTGGTCCTGACCGAATGTCTTGCGTAACCTGTAACCGTAAGGGGCATTGAATACAGTACGGTCATCACTGAAGTCAACCATACGCTTATTAAACTCGCCTAAGAATTTAACGTCTTCACGCCCTGCTAAAATCCAAAGGGATTCCATAAGGTGGAAGAATGGGTTAGC